CCTAAAGCTGAAGAGCCTAAAGCTGAAGAGCCTAAAGCTGAATTAAACGAGAAAGACGTTCTTTCATATATTGGAAAAAGATATAATAAAGAAATTAATTCATTTGATGAGTTAATGAGTCAGCGAGAAACTCAGGAAGAATTACCTGAAGATGTCGCTGCTTACTTTAAATATAAAAAAGATACAGGTAGAGGTATTAAAGATTTTGTGGAGTTACAAAAAGACTTTGATGAATCTAATCCTGATTCTTTACTTAAAGATTATTTACGTGCTACTGAAGATGGTCTTGATGAAGAGGATATTGAAACCTTAATGGATGATTATTCTTTTGATGAAGATTTAGATGATGAGGGTGACATAAAGAAAATTAAGTTAAAGAAGAAAAAAGCTATTGCTAAAGCAAAAGATTACTTTAAAGGAATGCAAGAGAAGTATAAGCAACCACTTGAGTCAAGGGGAACGCAAGCTTCAAATGTTTCTGACAAAGAAATGGAAGGCTATAAGCAATACATCGCAGATGCGAAGTCTTATGAAGAAGAGACTGCTAGAAAGAAAGAGTTGTATGACTCTAAGACGTTAGAAGTGTTTACGCCTGAGTTCAAAGGTTTTGAGTTCAATATAGGTGAAGAAACCATAACGTATTCTCCAGGTAGTTTAGAAGATTTAAAAAAGAGTGCATTAAATCCAGGTAGTTGGGCAACCAAGTATTTAGATGATAGTGGTCTTTTAAAAGATTCTAAAGGTTTTCATAGGAGTGTAGCAATTGCACAGAATCCTGAAAAGTTTGCTAAGTTCTTTTATGAGCAAGGTAAGGCTAATGCCACTGAGGATGTAATGCGTAAGACAAAGAATATTAATATGTCGGAACGTAGAACACCTGAAGTAACAAGTAAAGGAGGAACACAGTTTAAGTCTCTAAGCACAGATAGTGGTAAGGGACTTAAAATTAGAAGTATTAAAAAAAAATAATTAATTTAAAAAACTAATAAAATTATGGCAGGATCAGTCCAAGCTACGCCAGGTTTTGATTTGCAGCCTAGCTCGCATCAAACGCCTTTGGCTTCAAATTATATTACTGACTTCAACTTTTTGAATCAGTATTTACCAGACACTTACGAAAAAGAATTCGAAAGATATGGTAACCGAACAATCTCCTCATTCATTAGAATGGTAGGAGCAGAGATGCCTTCTAACTCAGACCTTATCAAATGGGCAGAGCAAGGAAGACTTCACACCAAGTATGTTGATTGTGGTACTGCTGCAGTAGTAGCAGGTGGAGAAGCAATTTTTCAAGTGAATGACGTACTTAACCCTGCAGGCTCAACTGTTCAACCAGGTTCTGGTGCAACAGTTCAGATTGCAATTAGAGTTGGTCAGACAGTTGTTGTTGTAAACAACGATGGTTCAGGTGAGTTCAAAGCTATTGTTATAGCAGTTGACCTTGCAAACAACCAATTCACTGTTGCATTCTATGATGCTGCAGGTTACACAGGTGGTTCAGGATTAGGAAATGCTGATGCAAGTATTTTCATTTATGGTTCTGAATTTAAGAAAGGAACAAATGGAATGCAAGGTTCATTAGAATCTGACGATTTCATTTTCGAGAACTCTCCAATTATCATCAAAGATAAGTACGCAGTATCAGGTTCTGATATGGCTCAAATTGGATGGATTGAGGTTACTACTGAGAACGGAGCTTCAGGTTACTTATGGTACTTGAAGTCTGAGCACGAAACTCGTTTACGTTACGATGACTATTTAGAAACTGCAATGATTGAAGCAGTTCCTGCTGAAGCAGGTTCTGGTGTTGTAACACAAACTACATCTGACCAAGTTGGAAACAAGGGGTCTGAAGGTGTATTCTATGTAGTACAACAAAGAGGAAATGTATGGGCAGGTGGAAACCCTAATGCTTTAGCAGATTTTGATGCGATCATTTCACGTTTAGATAAGCAAGGTTCTATTGAAGAAAATGTAATTTTCTTAAACAGAGACTTTGGATTTGACATCGATGATATGTTAGCTGCTCAAAATTCTTACGGAGCAGGTGGAACTTCTTATGGTCTTTTTGACAATGATGAAGAGATGGCACTTAACCTAGGATTCACAGGATTCCGTAGAGGTTATGACTTTTACAAGTCTGATTGGAAATACCTAAACGACCCAACAATGCGTGGTGGAGTTGATGGGACTGGAAGCATTAACGGATTGTTAGTACCTGCAGGGTCTACAACTGTTTATGACCAAATCCTTGGAAAGAACGCTAAGAGACCATTCTTACATGTTCGATACAGAGCTTCAGAAACTGAAGACAGACGTTACAAAACTTGGATCACTGGTTCAGCAGGTGGTGCAAAAACATCTGACTTAGATGCGATGGAAGTAAACTTCTTGAGTGAAAGAGCAGTTTGTACTTTAGGTGCAAACAACTTCTTTATCTTCCAAGACTAAGAACACTAATCAAAGAAAAGGAGTCTCCTCAAAGAGACTCCTTTTTTATAAATTAAATTAAATTATATCAAATGAAAACTACAGCACAAAGAGTAGACAAAGTCTACAAGTTAACAAGGAATGCAGCACCTTTATCTTTCATGCTTGCAACAAGACACACTAGAAGATTTCCATTACTTTGGGTAGACCCAGAGACAGGAGTAAACAGAGAACTACGTTATGCTCGAAATCAAAAATCACCATTCGTAGATGAACAAGATAAAAATGCAATTATTGAGCCTATTGTTTTTGAAGATGGTTTTTTAAGAGTACCAAAATCTAACCAGGTATTACAAAAGTTTTTAGATGTACACCCACATAATGGCGTTAAGTTTAAAGAATTAGACAAAGCGAAAGATGCTCAAGAAATTGTTGAAACTATTAACATAGAGCTTGATGCAATGATAGAGGCACGTTCTTTATCAATAGCACAACTAGAAACCTTAACAAGAGTATTGTTTTCAAAAGACCCATCAAGGATAAGTACAGATGAAATGAAGAGAGATATTTTAGTTTATGCTAAAAGAGAGCCTCAAGAGTTTATGTCTATTGTAAATGATCCAGTATTAAAGTTACAAGCAACGGTGCATAAATGCTTTGAAGAAGGTCTTATTAAATACAGAAATAAAAACAAAGAAGTTTGGTTCAACACCAAAGCAAACAAAACAAGACTTTGTACTATTCCTTTTGGAGAAGACCCAATTTACATAGTATCATCCTATTTCCAATCTGATGATGGAATAGATGCATTAAAACATCTAGAACAACTATTGGATTAAAAAAATATTTGGAGGGAGGTCTATTTTAAGACCTCTTTTTTTTTTGATTATCTTTGTGTAAATAATAGTCAGGATGATAAACGATATTAGAAATACGGTTTTAGCCGTATTAAATAAAAACAACTACGGATACATCTCTCCACAAGATTTTAATCTATATGCACAACAAGCTCAAATGGATTTGTTTGAGGATTATTTTTACGCATATAACTATCAAGTAAACAAAGAAAACCAAAGAACATCTGGAACAGGTTATGCTGACATAAAAAAAGGATACGTAGAAGTTATTGACTTTTTTTCTGTAACGACTGCTCTATCTCAGGTTGCAGCAAATTTAGATAAATTTTTTCTGCCATCAATTTCCACAACAGGTAGTGATTATTATTTAATTAATAAAATATTTACAGGTAGTACAGAGTTGGAAAGAATTGAACAAAGTAAAATACTATTACTTAATTCTTCTCCTTTAACTGCACCATCTACAATGTTTCCTGTATACACAACAGAGGGTAGTGTTGCTACAATTTATCCAGCACCTGCCACATTACCAACTGTTAATTGTCAGTACATACGTTATCCTAAAGCTCCAAAATGGACTTATGTAGATTTAGGAACAAACAATGAACCTGTATTTGACCAAACACAACCTGACTATCAAGACTTTGAACTGTTTCCAGACGATGCAACGGATTTAACAATGAAAATATTACAATACGCAGGAGTTTCAATTAGAGAGGCATCAGTTGTTCAATATGCAGGAGCTGAAGAAGCTACTGAAATTAATAGTGAAAAATAATTATGTCATACATCAGCCAATACGAATATTACGAAAATGGAGGTAATGCTCCTGAAGATGCTAATTGGGGTTCGTACCAATACGTGTCATTAAAAGATATAGTTGTAAACTATCAGTTAATGTATTCTGGTAACCACTCTTTAATAAACAATGAGGAAAGATATAAGATACTTTTTCATGCTAAAAGAGCAATTCAAGAATTAAACTACGATGCTTTTAAAGAAGTTAAGGTTTTACAGTTAACTGTTTCTGAAGAGTTAAGATTTGTTTTACCTTCAGATTATGTAAATTGGGTAAGAATATCTTACTACCAGGATGGTGTCATAAGACCTATGGTAGAAAATGTTCAAGTAAATTCTGCTAAAGCTTATTTACAGGCTAATGACGCAAGAATACTTTTTGATCAAGATGGTAAAGCCTTACAACCTGAGTATTCTCCATTAGACTTTGACAGGATAACAGGTCAAAAGCCAAGTATATATTTAAACAGATTAAGTCCTTATGATGGATTATTAGGCTACGAATATGAGGGGTGTTGGTATTTTGATTTTGCAGTAGGTGCTAGATATGGTCTTAACACAGAAACTGCAAATGCTAATCCTACTTTTAGGATAGATAAAAAATCAGGCGTTATAAACTTTGATTCAACTATGGCAGACAATAGTTGCATATTAGAATATATTTCTGATGGAATGGAAAATGGAGACGATACACAAGTAACCGTAAACAAATTATTTGAAGATTATGTTTATGCATATATTAGTTATCAAATATTAAATAGTAAATTAGGTGTCCAAGAGTATGTTGTTAATAGAGCTAGAAAAGCTAAATCAGCACTTCTTAGAAACGCAAAAATAAGATTAAGCAATATACACCCAGGAAGATTATTAATGAATCTGAGAGGTCGAGACAAGTGGATAAAATAATATGGCTACATTCCAAAGAAACTTTATAGCAGGTAAAATGAATAAATCCGTTGACGAGAGACTCGTTCCTAACGGACAATATATTGATGCAGTAAATGTTAGATTAGGATCATCTGAGTCAACAGAAGTTGGTGCAGTTGAAAATTCTAAAGGTAATACTTTAATTGCAGCATTATCTTATGAAGGGGAAAGCCTAAGTGGAAACGCTAAGTGCATTGGAGCATATGATGATGGAGCAAATGAAACTATTTATTGGTGGGTTCATGACCCTACGTTTTTAGGGAACAGTCCTACAGGAAAAATAGATTTAATTATTTCTTTTAATACAGTAACCAACGATACAATATACCATGTTATTAGTGTTTCTAAAGGTGGAATTAATCCTACAGAGACTGTTTTAAACCTAAATGAAAAATATCTTATTACAGGGATTGATTTAATTGATGGCTTATTATTTTGGACAGATAATTATAATGCACCAAGATTTATAAACACAAATCGTAGTTACCCAATTCCCAGTGGTTCTCCAAGAGTAGATGGAAATGGTAATGCAGCCTTGCTTGAAGAGTCGTTTCTAGTCATTAAAAAGCCACCTCATAGTGCACCAACAATAGAACTAAACTCAACAACTGGTGGAGATGAAAATTATTTAGATGAAAGATTTATTTCATTTGCTTATAGATACGAATATCAAGACGATGAATATTCAGCAACATCTCAGTTTTCAGACGCAGCTTTTAATACAAGTCCTTTTAATTTTAGTTCAGAGTCTTATTTAAATGAAGGTGTAGTAAATAGGTTTAATACTGCTATTATTACATATAATTCAGGAGGACCTTTAGTTACTGCTATAGATCTGTTGTTTAAAGATAGCGATGGTACTATAATTAAGGTTATAGAAAAAATTAAAAAATCTGATTTAGGATTAGCAGACAACACTGATTATACTTTTACGTTTAGGAATAGTAAAATATTTACAATACTTCCAGAGTCTGAGTTGTTAAGATTATATGACAATGTTCCTTTGTTTGCAAAATCTCAAACTTTAATGGGTAATAGGTTGATGTATGGAAACTACATTGAAAACTATAACTTAGTTGATATTAATGACTCACCTGTAAGGTTTGAGTTTGAAACAGAACTAATTTCTGAACTTATAGGTTTAGAGTCAATTGAAGATTCTACAGATAACGCATCTTATACTTTTGGTGCAACCGTAAACATAGTAGATGGTGGTCTTGTTATAGACCTAGAAGACGTAGAGTTAGTAGCAGGTTCATTAATATCTATTGATGCTTCTTTTATTCATAGAGATTTTCAAGGTAACACTCCTACAGAAACAACTCCACAAACAAATATTGAGTGGAGTTATGTATTACCACAAGATTTTAACAGTGTATATGATTTAGCCACAAGTTTAGACTTTCAAGAAAAAGTAGGTGTTGGTACTTTAAAACCAGTATATGACTCAGACCCATTAATAGAAACCTCTTGTGAAGGACAAAGCTTAACAGATATAATAAACTGTAACATTCCTAATATATTGGATGCTTCACAACCAACAAGTTGGACAAAATTTGAAAGTGGAATATCTTCAGCTAATCAACCAGTAGGTATTGTTACTTCTGTAGGGTCAAACACTATTGGATTTGAATTAATAGCCATGCGTAGAGTAGACGATGTTGCTGCTCCAACTCAAAATGCTTACGAATACTATGGATGGAATTTTGCTGAAGTTACTTACCAAAAAATATCTGACACTAAAAGTCTTCATAGTAATAGAGATTATGAGATAGGTATAATTTACATGGATGAATATAATAGGGCATCTACTGCTTTAGTAAGTCCATTAAATTCTGAACATGTACCTTGTGGTTTTTCAGACCAAAAAAATTCTATTCGAGTAACTATACCTACACAACAAAGACCTCCATACTGGGCAACAAAATATAAGTTTGCAATAAAGCCTAGTGCTGAAGGATATGAAACAATCTATACAAATATATTTTTTCAAGACCCTTCTACGGCTGAAACTTATTTTTTATTAGAGGGTGAAAACCAAAGGAAAGTAGAGGTAGGGGATAGGTATATTGTAAAGCTTGATACCCAAGGATCATTACTTAGATGTGCTTATGCTACTGTTTTAGAAAAAGAAGCTAAAGAGTCTGAGTTTATACAACCACCTCCAACTGATGCTGAAGGTGAAGAGATTATTGTTCCTGCAGGTACTTACATGAAAATGAAAGCTCAAGATTTTTCTGTTGCGTTAGGTGATAATCCATTTATTTTGCCAGGGAGACAATCTGATACTGCAACGAATACCTCGTCAAATATTCCGTATTTAGAGTATCCGTTTGTTAATTACCAAGGTTTTGGTGAAAACGATGGTACAGGTAATTTTATAAATTATACAATTCCTGCAGGAAGTAGGATTAAATTAGATTTTGAGTTTGTCAGAAGAGGTCCTCAAAAGGGTAACAATAGATGTGAACGTAGAAAATATAGATTAAATGTTGCATTAACTTCGTCTCAAGATTATGACGATATTATAGATTGGTTTAATGGTGATAATGTACAGGCAATATTAAACACAGGACAACAGGAAGTTGGTGGTACTGGTTGTGATGTTGATAATGAATACATTAATAGCACTGCTACTTCTTTTGGTAGTGTATCTGCACCTTGGGGAATTACACCAAGTGTGTGCACAAACTATTACAGATGGTTTAAAGACCCTGGCTCAAATGAAATACAATTCATTGTCTCAGGAACTAAAACCTGTGGATCAACGAAAAAAAGAAGGTCTACAGTAAATATTACTTTTCAAATATTTAGAGCAGAGAGCACTATTGTATTTGAAACATTTCCAACAGATGCACAACCTGACGTATGGTATGAAGGTTCGGAAACTTTTGACATTGTAAAAGAAGGTTGTTTGTTTGATTTAAGTGTTTCTTCTTCAGAAACAAATCCAATAGCATTTGAGTATACGCTAAATGGGTTTCAAGAACAAATTATTTTAGAGCCAGGAGAATCAATGTCAAATATAAACGGTGATTGTAACTCTATGGCTACATCATCATCTACGCCACCTGATGACCCTGCAAACATAACAATTCTTACAACATCGGTTGAAAATGTTCATTTAGGAAACGTACAATCTCAAACATTAAATCAGTCTGCAATTATAAACACATCGTTCTTTAATTGTTTTGCATTTGGTAATGGTGTAGAAAGTTATAAGATAAGAGACTCTTTAGTTGGTAAGCCATTAGTTTTAGGTAATAGATTTACAACTACATCTGCAGAAGACTACAGACAAGCAGACAGGTTTGCAGACATTAGTTATAGTGGAATATACAACGATGAGAGTAATGTAAATAAGCTAAATGAATTTAATTTAGGATTACTAAACTTTAAAAAATTAGAAGAATCATTTGGTCCTATACAAAAATTATTTGCTAGAAGCACCGACATACTTACTCTTCAAGAAGATAAGATATCATACGTATTGGCAGGTAAAAATTTATTATCTGACTCAGCAGTTGGAGGAGCTATAACCTCTGTGCCTGAAGTTCTTGGAACTCAGATAGCAAGACTTGAAGAGTTTGGTATAAGTTTTAATCCAGAAAGTTTTGCAGTGTATGGATACGATAAATACTTTTCTGATCAAAAACGTGGCGTATTAATTCAATTAAAAGGTAGTGCTTACAGTAATGAGCAACTTACAGTTATATCTGAAGCAGGAATGCGTTCATGGTTTAGAGATAGATTTATTGCAGCTCCTAACACACAAAAACTTGGTGGATATGACCCTTACATGGATGAATATGTTTTTAGCACTAATGATGATTTATTGCCTATTGAAGACCCATGTATAGATTGTGGTGTTACAAAAGTATTTGTATATAGTCAGGTTTCTAGAGTTTTTTGTTTCAACTTAGGGCAGCTAGTAGGAGATGTAAATATTGATGTTACTGTTAGTAATTTATCAAATGGACCTTTTACACTAACTTCTATTTATGATGGCAATACGTCTTTGATTAATTTAAACACAGGTTTAAACACATTAACTTTTGATAAAGACAAGGTATTAACAGATACTGTTGAGTTAACTTTTTCAGGCACATTAAATGCTGATGTAGAATTTATTGTAAACTGTCCTATACCTGATACTATTGAGATAATACAAGTATGTGTGTCAGATAAAGTAGATGCAGGACAATCTATACATAATCAATACCGATGGATTGATGGAGTATTTGTTTCTCCATTACACCAAGAACAGGTGAAGTTAAAATCTTCTAACACATCACCACTGATATCTCAATACAGTTCAGTTTCAGGACCACAGGGAGCAGGGATTATTCCTGCAGATGGTGCAATTGTATCAATAATTTCAAAAAAGATACTACCAACTGATGACTTTGTTTTTGCAAATCCACCAATGAACTTTAAGTATTTAAGAAGCAGCACACTATATGTTGATACTCCTGCATCGATACAAGATTTAATCAATGCATCAACACAAGGTATTTTGGATGCTTCAGGAGCAACCTCAACCTACTTGTCGCAATTTATAATGCCTTCTGGTAATGATTTTGATAAGCTTTATTTAATATATGATTACAGAGAGCCTGTGTTAGCAGAGTTGTGTTATTCAACCCTAAGTGCTTTTGATGCGTGTTGTGGATGTGCTGATGCAGCTAAATTTATTGCAACACAGTGTAGACTAGATGGCGTTGTAAATACCGAAGTAATTCAAGGTCCTTATACCGTAGGTCAATTTGTACAATTAGCAGGACTACCTGATTGTTACTTTGAAATAACTGACTCGTCTACTGATGAGGTTACTGACACAGTTTCAGCTCTTACTTTAGGAACAGATTGTGATAATTTCTGTCAAGAATATAATTTAATTAGCACAAACCCAGGCACTACAGACATTGATTATGTTGATTGTGATTTCTTACCTCAAACCGTAAGTTTATTACAAGACACAAATCAAGCAATATGTGCAAGATCAATTGATCCTATTCCTGCAAATGTTACCATTACCTTGAGTAATTGTGAATGTAACATAGCAAATTTAGTTCAATTAGAAAGATGTGTTTTAGATTGGAGTGTGTTAAGTGGTAATACAGAATACGCAACAAATGCAGGCTATACAATAGGTGATTTAGTAAGTGTAAACACAGACTCATGTGTATACGAAGTAGTAGCATTTGTTTCAGGAAGCGTGACAACAAATGTAACATCTTTAAATCCTGTAGCAGACTGCAGTGATGTTTGTAATTATTATAATGTTACAGGAGCAGGTCCTGGACCACAAACTTTTACTTATAGAGACTGCGGTGGGATTAAAGACACTAATGTAGTAATAGGTGAACTAGAAACAATACAAGTATGTACGGCTCAGGCGATAGACCAGTCTGCTAATTTTAGCATAGTTTGGCAGTCATGCGATTGTCCAGTGCAAAATCATGTTATTGAAGACTGTGTCACAGGAGAAACTTTAGTGGGAAGTTATCCGACTCAATTGGCTTTAAACACAACTGTTAATGTTTCAGGCGTAGGATGTTTATGGAAAGTTACAGGTTATACTTTCGCAACACCAGACATAATTATCTCATCTATAAGTGGAGACAGTTGCGATAATGAATGTAATTTTATACAATTTGAAAACAACACAAGCGTAAATGGTTCAGTAACCGTAGTTAATTGTACAGGAACAACTGTTACACAACTTATGCTTCCATTCTCAGCCTATTCAAGTTGTATTAAATCAATCGTAAGCAGAGACCCTGAAATAACAATATATAGTCAAACGTGTAACTGTTAAATAAGTAATTATGAAATATATAAATAGTTGGAAATCAAACGCAAAAAAGTGGGATATAATTGATCTTAATTTAAGGTTAGGAAAAATAAGTTTTATTAAAATTCATATTGATATTTTAAAAAAGAAATTTATATTAACGTTATTAAATTTTACAGTAAAGAATTAATATGGCTACTTTAGGAAATTATTATTTGAATGGATCGAATTTATCAACTGCAACAAAAGTCTTTACTGATTTTAATCAAACAATTTGTGCACCTGATGGATGGTATTCTGATGGAGTAGTTTCAAGAAAATTAACAAATTGTAAATTAGAAGCTCCACAAACATGTGGTAATTGTGATGAAAATTTAGTTAGTCTACAGTTTAATAGCAACTCTGCCTCAGATTTATTCTGTATTGGTGGGTCAAGTGTTTCAGTTTATATGGCACTTGGAGAAGTTTTTAGCACAGGAACTGCAATATATCAAGACATGTTATTAAGTGTTCCTGCAGTTGATGGGTTTTACAGAGAGCCTTTTGATTCTGATTACAGGGAACAGGCTTTAAGTGTTTTAGGTGCATTAACAACAGGTCCAGTGTGTTCAGGAGATTTCTTTATTTCAGCGAATAGAACAACTTGTAATGTTTACTGTAACAATAATTATGATATAAATATAAGTGCAACTGCAGTAAGTGGTAATGATTATTTCACATTAACAATAGGTGACGTAGTTCAGGTTGGTGGCGTTGGGCTAAGTGATGGTTTTTATGCTTATGCAGAAACAAGTACAAATACAGGCACAGGAACGTTTAGAGTATTTGAAATATTAAGTGGACAAATAGTTGATATTTCACAGTGTATAGCAGGAACGTGTCAACCACAATAAAATAGAATATGGCAACAGAAAATTTATGTTACGGATGGTTACCAGTAGATTTCTACATGTTAGATATCATATATGAAAATAATACCACATATTATTATGGAGCTTTTAATACTTTCACAGATGGAGAAACTGATTATCCATATTCTGGATTAATAAAATTAAATGAAGATTTAAGTGTTGATACTGATTTTAATATTGGGACTGGGTTTAATCAAATTCTATATGTAGGAGAGAGTATCACAAAACAGGATGATGGTAAAATAATATGTACAGGATTTTTTACTTCCTTTGATGGAGTTTCTCAAAATAGAGTAACAAGATTAAACGCTGATGGTTCTATAGACTTGGCTTTTTCTCAAAATATTGGAACAGGATTTAATAATTTTACTCAAGGCTCTAAAGTAGACTCTAATGGGTCAATAGTTATTACAGGATTGTTTGATAATTTTAATGGCACACCATCTAGTCGTATTGCTAGATTGTTGTCTGATGGAACAATAGACCCTAGCTTTGTAATTGGTTCAGGGTTTTCAGGTGGAAGCAATACAGGTACTGATGTCTTAATAAACCCTGACAACTCAATGTTTTGTTTAGGGTATTGGAATACATTTAATGGAACACCTGTCTCTCCTGGAATAACTAAACTTACGTCTACAGGATCATTAGACCCTTCGTTTAACGGTGGCACTGGGTTTAATCCATACCTTGCCAGTAATCCTAATTACTTTATTAGATATTCAAATGAAACATCTTTTTATGTAACAGGTCATTTCACTTCCTATAATGGTATTTCAGCAAATTATATTATAAAATTAAATGAAGATGGTTCTATAGATACTTCTGCTAATTTTGGAACAGGCTTTAATGCTAATACTTATTTATCTACAATAATATGGGATAATAAAATATATATACAGGGAGATTTTACCTCTTATAACGGAGTAGATTCTTATCAAAATATTGTTTTAAACTTAGATGGGTCTGTGTTTTATTCTTTTGCAGAACCTGTTTCTACTGCTCCTTACGATTACTTTCAGCCATTAATTGTTGGCGATAAAATATACGTTACAAAGAATGGATGTTACGAGGAGCAATTTGACAGAACAGGTGGGGTTCAAGTTAATGAAACATCTATTTACACACTTACATATGACGATGGCGTTAAAGGTTTTCCATCTTTTTACACGTTTTTCCCTGATTGGATGATTGGTATGAACAATTATTTCTACACCTTTAAAGAGGGTAATCTGTATAGACATAATACCAATGAAAGAAGAAATAACTATTATGGAATAGACTACGCATCAATAATGACTTCTGTATTTAATGAAGAGCCTTTAGCAAATAAAATATTTAAAACACTAGCACTAGAGTCTGATGATTCTTGGAGTGCTACTGTAGATAGTGACCAACAGTTGGGTAATTTTATTCAAGCTGATGAGTTTGTTTTAAAAGAGGGTGGATACTTTGGATATCTTAGGGCATCAAGTTCAGAGCCTGCAAGTGTAACACAGTACCCTTTAAGGTCTGCCAATGGAATTGGTAACAACATTTTTGCTAACATAAGCAATCCTGCACAGGTCCTTGTTTATTTTAGTGTAAACCCACTTGTTAGTATAGGTACAATTATAAGTATAGGTGACTTGTTGTATACCAATGTTAGTGGTGTAATTACATTAATAGGTAAAGTAATTAATAAGGTTGAAGATATAGTTAACGGAGAAAATTATTTAATCGTTGACACCACTATTACTGATGGTGCAGGAAATCCTTTAGGTAGCATTCCACCAACAACACCAGTATATTATTTCTTTATAAAGAACGGTACTGCAGAGTCTCATGGTATATTAGGTCACTATGCAGTGTTTACCTTAACCAATAACAATACAGGTGCAGTTGAGTTGTTTGCAGTCGAATCGGAGGTGATGAAATCATTTCCTTAAAATTAGTATCTTTGAAGTAAATGAATAGTGAGTTATCAGTTAATTTTATAAAAAAATTAGAAGGATTACAAAATGTAATTATAGAAAGTAATGCAGAAGGGACATATGGAGATGGTAAAAATTTAGTTAACAATGAAGAGTTTCCAATAACAAACAACTTTACTGATGGATTATATATGCGTCAGATGAAAATGAAAGCAGGTACTATAGTAATAAGTGCCATACACCATACAAATCATTTTTGGTTCTTATTGTCTGGAAAAGTTGTAGTAGAAAATGAAAATGAAATTGTAGAACATATAGCTCCTTGTTGGTCATACTCTTTGAAGGGAACTAAAAGATTAATTAAATGTCTAGAGGATTGTGTTTGGATAAATGTAATAGCTAATCCATCTGACACTAAAGATATGAAAGCAATAGAAGATAATTTTTTTTCAATGACAATGGAAGAATATAATAAAAAAGAAAAATTATGGCAGGAATAGCTACGGCAATTGGTTTAGGATTATCGGCAATAGGAACAGGTATGTCATTTGCTCAGGCAGGTCAACAACGTAAGGCTCAGGAAAAAGCAGAACGTGAGGCAGCTAGGGCAATGGCAGCAGCTAGAAAAAAACTTGAGGTAAACTACTTGGATGCATTAGGCATACAGAAAGAACCTTACGAACTTGAACGTGAGGCTTTACTGGTTGCAGGAGCACAAGGTGTTGAGGCAGCAAGAGAGTCTGAACGTGGAGCAGCAGCAGGTGTTGGTAGAATACAACTAGCACAACAAAAAGGGCAGCAAGGCATTCGTACTGCAATGGGTAGAGAGATGACTGCATTAGATAGGGCAGCAGCAGCAGAGGAATCAAGGCTTCGTGATGTTGGTATTCAATTAGATTTAGGCGAGGTTGCAGGAGCACAGATGGCAGCATCAGATGCAGGACAAGCAGCAGCAGCAGCACAGACACAAGGATTTCAACAGTTAGCAGCTTTTGGAGCACAAGCAGCAGAGGCAGCACCATTGTTTTCAAAGAGTCCTGCAGCGAGAGCACAAGCAAAAGCACAGAGGCAGGCAGTAAGAACTGATAAAGCTAGTTATATGCAAGGTGCAGGAAAAGGAAAAGGTTTCTTAGGAATAGGGACAGGATATAGAAATGCTACTGCACCAACCATAACAGGTCTTAGTGATTCTAGTAATCCTACAAGTTTTTTACCATTTGATATTGAAACTACAAATGTAAATAGAAAAGACTTAGCATTAGCTAACCTTCAGAAAAAACAACTTTCATCTTTTGATGAGGGTATGATAAACAGAATAAACAAGGCAGGTTTTAGTACAGATGGAGAATTGATGGGTCAAGAATTTAGTATGCAAGATATTTCAATGATGACACCTGAAGAATTACAAACATACTTGAAAGGTATGACTCCTGGTCAAATAAATCTCATAAATCAAGGCATAGGATTATATTAAAAATTAAAATGTAAATGGCAACATATTATAAGTACGCAGAAAGGGATGCTAGTAATCAGGTAAACTGGGCAGAGATTACCTCTAATATGGTAAACTCTCTCAAAGAGGCTGAGGCTATTAGAGAGTCTAAGAGACAGGCTATTAATGATGCTACTACAGAATTAGGTGCAACCCTTTCAGAAGCTCCACAAGGAGACCACAGAGGCTTAAATGAGTTTGCTATGACATATGCAAACAACGCACAACAGATGCGTTTAATGCAAGACCAACTATTAAAATCAGGTCAGTTAAAATTAAAAGACTATAACATTGGTCGTGCTAATCTTACCCAAGGGACTACACAACTTTTTAATCTAGGAAAAAAATACCAAGCCATATACTCTGATAGAATGAAGAAGTTTCAAGATGGCACTACATCTCAACTAGATGCTGATATGTTAGCTAGACTTGAAGGATTTGCAAATTTTTCTAATCATGAGGCTTATATTAACCCTACAAATGGGCAAGTAAGTGTTGGTAAATTAGTAGAGAAAAATGTTGATGGAAAAAAGGTTGTTACTATGGATAAAACTCCTGGTAGTTTTACTACAGTTCAACAGTTAAATTTTTCTTTGTCTCAAGAAATACTAAAGTATCAATTAGATAATTTAGATGCTGAGGTTGCTAAATTTGCAGACACCTATTTAACAACAGATGGATTATACAAAACTATCGATGACGTTAGGCAGATGAAAGATTTTGACCTTATGGTAAATGATATGGTTCAGAGTCAAGTACAAATGCCAAATGATGTCGCTAGTATTCTTAAAGATTATGTTGGTGGTTTTAACACTGTTTTTAATAAAGATGAACATAAAGAAAACGCCATATTAATGGTAGAAGACCCACAACAACCAGGATCAGGTAAAATGATTATGGATGTTACAAGTGAAATGGGTAAAAAACAAAAAGCAAAAGCTGAAGAGTTTTTAAGAAGACACATAGATAAACAACTAGGTCGTAAGGAAACTCAAAAAGAACCTAGACCACCAAGAGAAAAAAGTGCAGCTAAAATACTTGAAGAGCAACAAGGAAATGTTGTTGACTTGTGGAACTCTTTATATAGTGAAACAGACCCTGATAGAAGAAGTAGTATTGTTAGTTCTATTATTTCTAGTCCATACAATAAACAAGCTAAAAATATGTTAAAAAACATAACCTTTGTTTCAAGAGATGGTAAAGACTTTATGGAAGTGCGTTATGAAAACCCTGCAGGTAATAGAACTGGAGATAATGCTATTCCTATAACTGACAGTTATGTAGATTGGGCAGCAGCAGGAATAGAGATTCATGATGTTCAAGACAAAGCTAAGAGAGAAGAAGGATTAAGTAAGCAATCAATATTTGGAGGAAAAGATAATTCATTTAAAGGAACAAGTGCAGGAAGAGGTGATGATAGTTTACCTAATATATCAAAAGTTAGGCAGCAGGTTAGACAATTTTTTGGAAACTCTAAAAAATCTTTTGTAAATGCAGATGAGGATAAAGTAATGACTAAACTAAAGGGGGCTTTATCTTCTTTAGGATTTACATTTGAGACAGCTTGGGATGGATCTGATGAGGTAACGGTAACAGCTCCAGATGAAAAAACTTTTGATTTTGTTGTCGGAAGTGATAATGATAATAGTGAGGATCTTTTAAAATGGTTATTGCCAAAGATTACAAACGAAGCAGCAGATGTATTTATAGAGTCAGGTTTAGATATATCTGAAGGTATAATAGGAGAATCAAAAGATACAGAAACAGGAGGAACAGCAAGATAAGTATGGATGAGCAATTATTAAAAGATTTTTTAGAAACGGCAAAACAAAACCAATATAATTGGGATGTTATAATGCCTAAGTTTCCAGAATTAGAAGGCATAGATTTACAGTTACTAAAAGATTACACAGAGACTGCAATAAAATACAATTATGATTATGACGTTATAAATCCTAAATTTCCAGAATTTTTTGGTGAACAATACGAAGTAAAAAAAAAAGACGAATCTACTTTTGTTGCTCCAAAACAAGATGGGGAATTGGTTACGGAAGACACTTCCTTGGATACACAAGAAACTCCTGAAACTACAGAGTACCAACCACAGAATATACTTGAGCCTATAGAAAGCGAGGATGCAGAATTTGAAGCATCTTTAAAGACTTCTGTTACACCAGAAATGATATCTGAACCAGAAGAATTTGTAGTTCCAGAAATGCAATACAAGTTTGGTAAGTATGGCTTTGACTTTGAGGAATCAACTACTAATCTTTTAGGTACTGATGCTATGCTTGTTAAAGTTCGTGGTACAGACAAGAAGTTAAAGGTAAAGCTTGATAGATGGTGGGGTAAAGAAGGAACTTCAAAAGAATTAGAAAAATTTCTTAGAGAAAATAAAAGAAAGGAAAGCGAGATACTAAAACAAAGTCAGGCTATAGTACAAAACCAGAGAACTGTTCAAACTGAAGAAGAATTAAATGCCACTATAAAACTATTTAATCAACAGTCTGAAAGATTTCAATATGAAGTTAATGAGTATGCTAAAGCTAGAGCAAAACTAGACAGTATATACAACTCTAATTTCTCTAATGTTAGCAAAGAGCTTAGGAAAAACAATCCTGTATTAAAAGCAAACTACGATGAATGGTTGAAACAATCTAATGAATTAGATTTAAAACTTAAAGATATAGAGGGCAAGTATGAAGATTTTAAATATAGAGGTGCAAAGTTAGATAAAACTGCAGGAGAGTATACTGCAATGAAAGCACAACAAGGTACATGGTGGTCAGGTTTTTGGAATGAAATGATGGCTAGTGCAGGACCTACGTTTACACCAATGTCTTCACTTATAGACTTAACAACATACCTGGATGAAAAGGTGATAGAAGGTGATACTACCAGAGGAGAAGAATATAAGAAGGACATAATTAAAATAGCTAAAAAGAAAGGTTTAGCTCCTGAAGGATTAAATGAAGACATGTCTCTTGATGAGGTGGTTAAAGCTCTTGGTGGGGACACAAATGATGTTAAACTGTTTTTTGATTCTATTGTCACCAAAGGGTTCTTAAATACACCTAGCATGGCAAGAGCTAGAGCTATGAAAACAGGGTCTACAAAAGGAGGAATTCAGGAGAAAGAAAAAACAAACTTTGATATAGTTCAGGATGCACTACTTGACATTGAAAGAAAAACTAAAAAATATTACGAGCCAAAAGTTGACCCTAGTGATCCTGAAGGGAAGAGATTAATAAGTGCAAGAGAACGTGCTTTTGCTGATGCCTTGAGTGATGACCCTAAGTTTAGAAATCCATTCTCAGTTGTTGGAGCACAAAAAGATAACTTTGGTAACGAGGGTATGGTTTCTGCAGGGCGTGATGCTTATAATTTTTTAAAAGACAAGAGCACCACTGAGCAGTGGGCAGAGGTTCAAAAACAAGGCAATTTTTTAAAGAAAGGTTTTTTAGGTTTAGGAGGCTCATTGTTTGCAATGTTAGGAACATCAAGTCCTTTAGGTTGGGCACAACGTACTGCTCAGATGTACAACATGTCTACGGATTATGTAGACCAGGAGATGGAAAAGAATCCTATGTTTGATAAGATATCTGAGGCAGAAAAGACACAAGTAAAAATGCCGATTGGTATTGCTACGGCAGTGTTAGAAAACATAGGTCTTAGAAATATTATATCACAAAAGGGACTACTAAACTCTTTAGTGTCAAAGGCTTTACGTAAGTCAAACAAGAACACAAATGCTAAGACATTCCAGGAGTTTATTCGTCAGGATATTGAGAGTATGATTGCAAGAGGTGCTTTAGTTGTAACAGGAGCAGGTTTAGCAGAGTTTGAGACTGGGCTTGCTCAAGAGATTGCAGCTATTGAAATAAAGGATGTATACAATGCTACTAAGGAGGCTAAGATGTTTGAGACTCCAGAAACTTTTGCAGCCTATATGGGACAGGTTGTTGAAGCAGGTTTAGCTGAAATGGTTGGTGGTTTAGTTATGGGTAGTATTCCTGCCGTAACGACTGCCGTAAGTGGTCTTGATGTTCAAAATTTACAACCTGAAGTTTTTGAAATATTTGAGAAAACAATACAAGAACCTACATTAAAAAGTGCATACATATCAAAATTAAAAAACAGAATAGCTGACCCATCTAATGAATTAGATAAAAAAGAAGCTCAGAAGGAGTTAGACCTTGTAAATAAATTAGAAGGTATATTGGTAGCTAATCGTATTCCATTTGATGAATTTAATACTAACCAAAGGAAGGAGGCACTTCAGTTGCTTCTACAAAAAGAGACTCTAGAAAACGAAATTAAAGAGGCAGATAAGGTTTTGTCTAAGCCAAAGCAAGAACTTTTAGACAGGGTTAATAAAAGGCTAGAGAAGTTAACAGGTGAAAGTATTGACACTCAAGAAGAAGCTGAAATTGAGTCTGAAGGAATTACTCAGTTTGATTCAACTTTAGAAGAGGGTGGAAAAATAGTAGAAGAAGCAGTAGCAGATATAGATGAGTTTAGAAGTTTAGAACAAGACGAGCAAATAAAATTTTTAGATCAGGCAGGTAAAGAGTTATTAGAGGAGGCTGAGGCAAGAGGCGAAACAGAAATTGAAATAACTGAGGCACAGTCTTTACAAAGAGCAGTTGAGTTGTTTAAAAAAGACCAACAAACAGATACAGAGGTAGAGGTTGAAGAAGTGGTTTACGAAATGAACAAGACCAATAAGAAAATATGGTCTAAAGATTTTGAAATACTAGATAATCGTCAAGGACAAGAGCAAGCTTTATTTGATGAAGAAGGAAATAAGACAAGTGATAAATGGTGGATTGTTAATAAGGTTACAGGACAAATAATTGAGGTAGATACAAAAGCAATGGCTAAAGATGTTATTGCAAATGCTCCTGCGTATGCAGAAGCGTTTGGTGATGGAACAAAGGTAGAGGCTAATATGCTTGTTACTCCTGCTCCTGAAGCTGAGGTTGAAGCTGAGGTTGATGATAAAGTGTTAATGACACCTCAAGAAATAGAAAAGGCAATTTTTGAATCGAATGTAGCTAGAAATAAAGCAGAAAAAAAGGGTGATGAGGGTGAAGTAAAAAGGCAAGTTGAAAGAGAAAAATATCTATCCTCTTTGCTTGACGAGAAAACTAAAAATAGACTATCAATAAAAAACGATTTATATAGCAAAGATGCTGTAGAGAAAAAAATAGAAGAATTAAAAAAAGACCCTTTTTCAGGTTTCAAATTTATTAAAGAACGAATAAAAATTCTTGAAGAGGTTTTAGAAGAGTACAATAAAATAGAAGCTTTAGAAGATAAAAAACAATTTGAATTAAATAATAGGAAGAAACCAGGGAACATAAAAGTAAAAGATGAAACCTCATTAAATGTAGTTCAAAAAATTGAGCAAAGAATAAAAACTATTGCAAATATATCAGGACAAAAAAGAATATTAAACAGATTAAATATCTTTAAAAAGTCATCACTTCCTGAAAATTACAAAAATCTTTTAAATGCAGATTTAGAATTAGTAAATGGTTCTACTGTTAAGATCAAGGATGTAATGGACATGTCTTTTAAAGAATTTAGTGACTATGCTAATAATTTAAACACCAATAGTTCTGAAGTAGATACCACTGATATAGATAATCAAATTGAAGAGGCAAAACAAAAGATAGAGAGCTATAAAAAGTTTGATAAAATTCCTGTAAAAACTGCTCCAAAAGCAGAAGTAAAAGCAGATCCTGAAGCTGAGGTAGAGGAAGAACTTGAGAGTCCTGTTGTAGAGGAAGAGGAAACAATGACTGAAGCCGAGATAGATGCTGAGATAGAAAAAAATAAAAAAGAAGAACTTGTTATAGTAAGAAAAATTGAAGCTCTTGAGAAAAAACAAGAGTCTTTAAGAGGAAAACCAAAACAAAAAGTCAAAGATGAAATTGAAGAACAGTTTAAATTATTAAAAGAATTAGTTAAAGTAGAAAAATCCCTCTTAGTTAGAAAAAGAAAAATTTCTGAGAAGAAAACAGATAAGGAAACTCAAGAAGAACAAGAAGATATTAAAGAGTTTTTTAAAGATGAGTTGGGTGAGAGTATTTCTCCTAACTTAACCATAAACAAAGAGGGCAAGCCTGAAAAAGTAAATAAATTAAAGCCAAGAATAATTAAGATAGCAAAGGCTAGTGCTAGGTCTATTGCTAAGTTGCTTGATGAAACAAAAATTGTTTTACACGAAAGCAAGTCAGAGTACTTTAAGTATACTGGTAAAACAAGTAGTGGTTATTATGATACTACGACAGACACCATACATATCGACTTAACCAACGCTAGGTTAAGTACTGTGCCACACGAGGTATTTCATGCAGTGTTTTTAAATAAATTAAAGACTGATGCTAAGGCAAGGGCGATGGCTATAAAAATGGTTGAGTCTGTTAAAAAGACCTTATCTAAAAACAGTAAGCTTTACAAGGAAATTGATGCCTTCACTAAGTTGTATACTGGTGACCAGGAACAGTTTCGAGAAGAGGAGTTTATTGCAGAGCTTATAGGATTGATGTCAAGCCAAGAGTTTAAAAAATATAAGCAACTAAAAGCTCCTGCTAAGTATGCCATTGTTGAGTTCTTAAAAAAGATAGCTAAGAAGTTTGGTATTAAATTAGGTAGTGAGTTTGGTAAGGATGACCAGAGTGTTATTGACCTTATAAATGTACTAGCCACTAAGACTGTAACAGGCGAGGAGATAACTGAGGAGGATGTTGAAATACTAAGCCAAATAAAAAAGGCTGAACAAGAAGCAGAGGAAATAGTTTTAATTGAATCAAAGGCTGAACAAGAAAATGCAGTAGAAGAAGTTGAAGAGGTTACAAATATTAAAAAAGAGGCTAACAGAATTGCTTTAGAAATTTTAAAAAACAAAGAAAAATATAAGACTGTAATAGCTGAGGTTGGAGACACATTAAATGATATTAGTTTATTTGTTTCTACAGCAATTAATAGCTATATAGAAGGCAAAACAAACAAAATAGTAGAGAAGAGTAGGCTGCTAAAAGACAAGATAACTAAGTTTGTTAGAGACTTTAAAAAAGCAACACTTGTAGCATTGGTTTTAATATCTTCTTTTAATATTGACGCTAATATTTCTAATCAAGCTATTTCGTATTTAGAAGACAATGTAAAAGCATTTCCATCTTACTTAGAAAAAGGATTACATAAGTATGGTTTGATTGATGTTGTGGAAAACGATGTTGCTGAAATTGTTATAGAAACAGTAGCTCCTGTACAGGAAGTGGTAACACTACCAGAGTCAGAAATACATTCCACTGAAAAAGAAAGTAGAGACAATAAAGGCACACTGTCAGTACATTCAAGTTACCACAACAATGATGTTGGGCAAAACTATGAGCCTATCCCAACGAAAGGAAACCAAAGTGCACCTAAAATTATTGACGGATCAGCGGTTGCACATTTCTTTATACTAGACAATAGACCAAAAGATTTTAAAGATATTTATGATGCCGACCAAACGGAGCTGCTTAGGCAGTCAAAATGGTTTAAATCAAGAGGGAGTTGGAAAAATGCGTCTAATGAAACTTACTTCCCTGTATTTACTAAGTTAGATAACGGACAGGTAAATGTTGTTTACAAAAAGAAAGGTGATATTAATAACAATGATGCAGTTATACAAAACTTAGTTCAATATAAGTCATCTGAAATTGCATGGAATAAAGAAAAAAATATAGACTTAAAGGCTAGTCAGTATAAAAGAATTAGAGGTGCAGGTAAGTCTAAAACTTTAGTCACAAAATCAGGTGATATTATAAATAGCGTTATATACACCACGAGAAAAAAATATTCTAAATTTTCAGGAGCTGCAGGAATTTTTATAGCTGAAACATCTAACGGTGAAGTTTTTGTAAAAGATTTTTCAGGTAGTGTTAACAACATGATTGATGGTTTAAAAGATTTCTCTAATGTAACTGGAGTAAGTCAAGATAATATAACCATTGGTTTTTATGATGCAGGATCTGTTACGGCAAAACCTTCTGGTAAAAACGGAAAACTAAAAAGGTCTGACTGGTATGGTTACAATACAAAATTATACTCAGGAAGTGGGTTAGCCTTAAGAACAGACTTTGATGCCCAAGCAAAACAGGATGTTGCTATATTAAATGGTAGTGTTAGTGGGGTTATTAATGCGTCACCAAGGGAATCAAAGTCTGTTTTAACAAGCTTTACTTTAAAAAGGTTTCCTACTAATCCAAATATAAAGTTGTCTGAAGATACTCCTTTAAGTAACTTCAATCAAAAAAAATCCAATCTACTTGAGTCCGATAGAATGACAGGAGCTTTTATAGCTGACGCTAAAAATAATCCTGTATTTAAATTCTTTGGTGGGATATACTTCCCTCAAATAACAGGTAAGTGGTGGGCATCTAGAACTATCTCTAAAGCTACTAGTATAGCTGAAAATATGAATGCTAATAGAGACAAGGATGGTTATATTTATGCAACACCAATCATAATGAAGCCGAACTCTCACATGAGTAACCAAGACATGTTTGAGACTGTGTGGGAGTTTATGAAGTTTGATTTAAGATCAAAGTCTAGTAAGGTTACTAAGAAGTTATTTAGTGAATACCTGACTAAAGCTCTTTCATTAAAATCTGTAAGATTAACTGAGTCGGACTTAAATATAAAAAAGTCTGACAACATAGAGACTATGATTACCAAGTTAAACAAAGTGTTATTAGGAGATGATACAACACTTTCGTTTGAGAAAAGAAAGGCAATTATAAAGGCTATATTAGGAGACCCTAAAGTTACTGAAGACAGAAAGTTTCCAACGGCAGGTTCTATATCAGAAGTAGCATCTAAGTTTGAAGAAGAAAAAACTAAGAAGGCAACTAAGCTTTGGGATATAGTAATGCTAATGAGAACAAAGGGAACTTTATCAACAAAGGTTACTCCTAAGTCAGATGAATTTTACCATAAGTCATATCCTGCAGAAATATTTTCAGACCAAGAAATAGAAGTTTTCTTTTTAGATGGAGCATATAATATAGACACAACGTATCCTGAACTAACTCAATCATCAGGAAAAGTTTTTTCATGGAAGGAATATTCTGAAAAACACCCATCAACAGAAATGGCTTTAAGTCAGTATGGTAGAACTGCTAAGTTATCAAAAGCTAGTGGTAATATAGTAGCACCTCCTCAGTCTCGTGAGCAGAAAAGTGTATCAGAATTAGAATCTAACTTAGAAAATAAGTATGATGTTACACTAGACCTATACCAGAACAAAGACTTTTTGGAGTTAGATAAGATTATTGTTACAGAAGACCAGAGAAACACTGGAGTGGGAAGCAATGTTATGAGGGAGGTTATAGACTTTGCTAATAAGAAGGGACTAACAATAGCATTGACTCCTAGTACAAGCTATGGAGCTACATCTATTGACAGACTGAAAGGCTTCTATAAAGGATTAGGGTTTGTAGAAAACAAAGGCATAAACAAGGACTTTACTACAAAGCAGAGTATGCTTAAGTTACCTGAAGTAAAGGGTCGTGAATCAAAAATTCCTGTTACTATACCTGCTGACTTGGATCAGCAGATAGATGAACTAAAGGTTAGGATTGAAGCCGAGTCTGTAATGGAGTTTGAAAAAGATAAGGCAGGTAAGGAGGCTTATACAGAAAAATTCTTTGATAACTACCAAGCATTAAAAGATGAACTAAAAACTCTTGAGTTATTAAAAGAAGGTTTAGTTCCTGTGTATTATGAAAGAGTAAAGTTAGCTGAGAAATTAAACGACCTAAACAAGCCTTTTATGAAGGAGGTTGGTAATGAGTTTTATCCAAGAGAAGGTACTGTAAAAAAAGGTAAAAAAATAAAAGAAGACAAAGACCTAGGAGGTATTTTTGAAGTGGATGCTGATGGATATCTATTTAGAGGGGTGTCAAAAGCTGACTTTTATAGAATTCTAAGCACAAGATTTATTGATACAGACCTTAGAGGAACTATCTCGGAAAAAGAAGGAATCAACTTAGCTCCAAACGCAAGCACTGCATTTAATTATTTACCTGAAGGTGTTGAGGGTGTGGTGATGGCTATAAAGGTAGATAAGGATATGGACCTGTTTATGATTGGTGCTGATGACTATGTAAGGTCAGCAAAGCCTATACCATATCAAAACGTAAAAGTCGTAACCACTCCTAGTATTGAGGGTAGGTATTTAGAGATTAAAGACAATGCATTTTTTAAGCTTAAAGATTACGCTGTAAATCAAGAGGTTCAGACTAAACCTAAAAAAGAAAAAACAATTTACGACATAGCTGACAGTTACTACTATGGTAATGATGGATACTTTAATGCTAAACCTGCACCTGATCTTACATACCTTAAAAGAGAGGTAGAATCTGTTCCAGGAAATTATAGTGTTAAAAAAGCTTCTACTGGTGGGTTGTTTTTAACACAAAATAATATAATTAAGAAAAATTTATCTAGACCAAAGGGTCGTGAGCAGAAGTCTACTCAGCAGATTATAAACGAAGGCAGGCAAGCCAACTTCAAAGAGTCTAATATAAGGGACTTTTTAGTACGTGTGTTGAATAGATCAGCTAAAGAGGTAGATGAACTAATGAACCTTGATAAAGACTTCTTAGAAGTAGTGCCTAAGAGTTTTACAAATATTAAGGGCGGCATCAAGGCAGGGACTAAACTATACAATAGAGTCGAAGCCTATAGAAAAAAGCTTGTAAAAAAGAATGATAAATTAAAGGGTAACAAGAAGCTAACTAGCACACAGATAGTAGATAAAACTATTGAGTACCTACAGAAACAACCTGAGTATATCAACGAGGGTGACAAGTATACTGTAGGTAGCAAGAAGAAGGGTACACAGGAGACTCGTGTTAGAAAAGGTTTCTCTACGCAACAAGCCAGAATGTTAGCAGACTATACTAAGACTGCAGGAGTAAGACCTACTAACAATATGGGTGCTAAGATTCGTAAGGCTATGGCTGCCGTTAGACAAAAAGTAAAGGGTGCTAGAGACCTGCAGAAGCAGAAGACTGCACTGAGAAACTTTATTCGTCAGTCGCTTCCTAAAGCATTGTATACTAAGAAGGATGCTATTGATTTAGTGAATAAAGTTAATGATGTTAATGCAGGTAACATTGAGAATTTAATGAAGGAGGTTATTGAGTTTGTAAACAAAACAAATGTAAAATCTCTTCAGGCACAGATAAAATTAATACTAAACAAAAAGTATTCAAAGGTAGAATCTGGAAGAAAAAAGCCAGTAAAAATATCTGACGATATTAGAAAAAGAATTGACTTTATAAACTCTATAATTTTAAATGACAAGGCAACTCCTGCACAGATAGGTGATGCTTTAGTAAATTTACAAAATAGATTCAATGAACTAGCTGCAGAGGTTAATCAAACTGAAGACACTAGAAGTGAGATGGTTGACTTAGAGTTGGCTATGATGTATATCAATACCCTTCAACTTGAAGACACAAACGAAACTAAGGTAGAACAGTTAGACCAGATTGTTCAAACATTAAAGGAAATGATTGAGGATGGTAGGTCTCAGTTAAAAGAACAAATTAGAGAACAACACTTATACTATTTACAACAATTTGAGTTAGGATACGAAGCTATTACAGGCAATAAAATTGACATGAATGAACCTGATGCTTTTGATGAGTTGAATAAAATAAAAAAGATTTTTGAAAACGAAAAAGCTAAGAGAGACACTCAGAATGTAATAAAAAGATTTTTAAGATCATTGAGAGAGGGCATAGATAGAAACTTCTTTGGTTCTGCTGAAGATTTATTTTCTTTAATGGACCGACTAGATAAGTTGCCTGGAGAAATGTATGGAGGAAACCTTCAGGAAATGTTTACAGAAAGAGTAGACGAGGCAACTAGGTTATTTAAGGGAAGAATGATGCTTGTTGAGCAGTTGATTCAAGAACACTTAAAAGGATTATATGGTAAAAATTGGAAGAAACAATCAAGACAAAATAGACTTGCAAAAGATACAGGTATAATGATTCAAGATGGTGTACCACTATCACCTAAGTCTCAGAATCAAATTGCTTACTTATACAATATGTATAAAGACCCTGCAAATAGAAAGTCTTTTGCTAATCCTGAAATGTATGGAATAAAAACCATTCCAAAAGATGCAACTAAGGCAGAAAGGGAGGCTATTCAGGCTCTAAATGAAGAGAATGCCGAAAGAGTAATGAGTGAGATGATTGCCTTACTTGACCCAAAGGTAAAAGAAACTGCTGACTGGCAGGTTAATGAACTATATCCATTTCTATACAATCACTATAACGATGCGTATAAGAAACTTTACAGAACTGACTTACCCTGGAATGAATTCTACGCAGGAACAATTTATAGGGAAGGTGTTGACCAGGAAGAAGCATCCATATTAGACCTTCAAAACGCAAGAAACATTTACTCTACTGCAGTAGGAGCATCAGGAACAAAGGTTAGGGAGAATAGTAATAAGGCTATAAAGAGTATGGATATGATGGATGTATTAAACACATACCTAAACCAGATGGAATACTTTGCTGCCTATGGAGAGGTTGTTAGGGATATGTCTAAGTTGTTTAACAATAAATATATATCCGATGCAATAACTAAGATTCATGGTAAAGATGTATATAAGTATACGTTAGCAATTATTGATAAAATTGCTTCTAGAGGCACTTCTGACTCTAGAAATAATACAATTGTAAACGCAATGAATAACGTGTTCATACTATCAAGGTTAGCTATAAGTCCTGTTATTATGATTAAGCAGTTAACGTCTTTCATAACATATGCTAATGACATAGGTCCTTTAAACTACTTAAAGTATGCTGCGAAGAACAAGGTTGAAATGCTGAAGGTTTATAAAGAGATCAGAGACAACTCGGTCTACATGAAGGATAGGCAGCGTACCAGTATTATGAGAGCCATTGAGACATATTCTGATGCTAATATGAAAAAATTTGTGCCTGCAGGTACAAAGGACTGGATAGTTAACTTTGCGATGTGGACAACTAAGTTTGGTGACAAGTCTGCAATTTTTCTTGGAGGTATGCCAAACTATTCGTACTACAAGGCACAATTTAAAAAGAAGAATCCAGGAGCAACAGAGCAGGAGGCAATAGATTATGCCGTAAAGTTATTTGAAAGAGACACTAAAAGAACACAACAGTCTGGTGACCTTCAGGATAAAGATTACTATCAGACTAAAGACCCTTTATATAGAGGTCTTAATATGTTCTTGACTACACCTAAACAGTATCTAAGAAAGGAGATTGTGGCTATTAGAAACCTAAACAGAAAACTATCACAGTTTGATCGTAAGGCAGGTAAAGGCACAGTGGCTCAAAACCTTAGAACATTTTTTATGTATCATGTTATCATGCCTGTGTTTTTCCAATACGTATCAATGGGACTACCAGGAATACTTAGAGATGAGAGGGATGATGATAAGTTAGATTTGTTAAGGGCAGCTATGATTGGAAACTTAAATGCGTTATTTATTGTAGGAGATTTATTTCAAATGGCAGGAGACTTATTTACTGGTAAGCCATGGGCAGGTAATAACGTAAAAACCGTAGGGTTATTATCCATTGCAGCTTCTTTAACTGAAAAGTTTGCGTATGCAGCAAAATTAAAAGACCCTGCAAAAAAAGCTGAGGCTTATCAAAAAGCATATTTAGAGCTTGCTACATTTACAAGTGTTCCTGCTCCAACTATTGCCAAGTTTGTAGAGAACTATGGAAACATAGGTAAGGATGGAGATATTGGTAAAGATATTTTAAGATTATTAAACTTCTCGAAGTATCAAATAGAAGGTCCAGGAAAGGGAGGTAGACCTAAAAAAATAAAAACTATACAAGAGTTAAATGAAGAGTACGATAAAAAGAAGGCTAAAGAACAAAGGTCTATACCAAAAAATAGCAGGATTTTTGGACCTTCAAATAGAAGAAAATCAAAGAGTTCAAGTAAAATATTTTAAGTATGCCATTTAAAAAAGTAGGTAGAAATAGAAATGTAAGTCCAAGTGGTAGAGTGTTTACTGACAAACAAGTAAAGCTTTACTATGCAACAGATGGATTTAAAAAGTCTAAGCTATCTAAGAAACGGAGAAAGAAAAGAAAAAATAAATAAAAAAAGCCTCAATTAAGAGGCTCTTTCGCTATTAACCAGTTTTTGTAAACAATTAGAAAGTTACATAAACCAAACAGAATTGATTAAGACAAATATACTAAAATTTTTCTAAATCTCGTCTTTAAAAGAAGATTTTATATTTTCTAAGGTTGAAATAAGTTGATTGATGTTGTCCTCTGCCTTATTAAAATCTTTATCTATAAGGCTTTCATATATCTCACTTGACTGGTCATGTATATTATCCATTAGATGGTTTATGTATTTTACTCGTTGTTCATCTAACGGACTTATGATCATATTTACATTATTGTGTCAGCGTTTTTAATTTTAGATAAGTCATACCTTAATTTACCAACTTTTCTTTTAAGGTTTTGAATCTCGTTTTCTTGAGAAACTAATATGTCTTTAACATCTTTATATACAATACCTTTATTTACAAAACTAACATCTGTAGACCTATTTAGTATCTCAATAGATGCATAATATCTGTTGTAGATGTTGTTTATTTTGTGTAAATCCATTGTTAACAGTTTGTTTTTTTTAGCTTCCTGTCTAACTTTTTTTATTTCTTCAAGTCTTTCTTTTAATAAATCAATTGGTTCTGTCATTTAATTTTAATTTAATTATTTTTCTTAATAGCTTACTTCTCTGCTTACCTTTTGGTAATGAGTCAAGCATCTGTTGTGCTTTTTGTATAGTTTTTTTTATATTCTTATCCTCTGTAAACCTCTGTTTTAAATCCATGTTTTTCTAATTCTTTTATTCTATACTTTTGTAACTCCGACAACCTCCCACCTTCTTTTTTTATCTCACTGAAAAGTATCTTCCCATCTGGGTGAACTGCAATTAGATCAGGGATACCGTTCTTATTGGTCTTGATTAACTTAATAACATAGTAACCCTCTAATTCTAATTCTTTAATTCTCTTCCCTTGTATACGTTGTTCTGTCATTAAAACGTTCTAAACTTACATAATTGTTTTGGAACATGATATGCTATATCAATTCCATATCTTTTATTTGTATCTACTTGTTTTTTAATCTGGTATTGTTTGTTAAATATGTAATCGCTTCTACAGAATAAAAAATTATTTATATCATTTGAAACAAGAAAATACCAAAACATATTTGGTTTAGAATACTTTTCTTTTCTACCTAAAAAAGATACTGTATCAAATGGGTAGTCTTTTTCTGAAGTCCAATTTAATTTAGTTCTAACCTCAACCTCTATTCTATATTCAATATTATTCTTGTATGCAATTATATCAATGTCGTAATCTTCATCTTTATCAGGCACACTAAAATCTTTTTTTATTAAATAATCACAAACTTTTTTTATTGATACATCATTGTATTTATTGTAATCATCTTGCCTAAATTCACCAACTTTTGTTCTCATTAAAATTTAATTTAAAGCAACTTCTAAAAAAGATTTAAGATATTTAGCGTCTTCAATACTCATAATAAATGTTGTTTCAACAGGTATTTTTGCATGATCTGGCACATCATCATCAATGTTATTAAGTTCAAAAGAAATACAATCTTCGAGTTTGCCTTCATCTCGATTGTGCCATTGTGCTTTTTCTATTGCTATTGAATAGAGGAAATTTTTGTCTAAAGTTGTTAATGTCATTATATTTAATTTAAAGTTAATAAATCTTTTTTAAAGTGTTTAAGTGTGTAATCCTTTTTTTGAATTACTGCCTTGTATATTTGTTTCTCTATCCCATCCTTAGCAAACACCCAGAAAACTTTACTTAATTTGCTATTTTTGGTTGTCATTCGGTCACGACTCTGCCAATAGCTTGTAGCACTGAAGTCTATGTTGTAGTACACCAGGAACTCAGCATTACGTAAGCTAATCCCCTCACGACCACTAACAATCTGAAGTGCTATGGTTTTATCTGTGGAATTAAACTCTTCAAGCTCTGTACACAACTGATCCCCATAAACTTCTTTTAGTGCGTTCAGCTCCTCCTTAAACTTGTAGAATATTCCAACCTTTGATACACAAAAGTTGTCATAAATAAACTTAGCCTTACTGAGGTCAAGTATCATGGAGTTGCCACTCTCAAACTTCACTGTGCCACTATACATTTGATGAAGCTTCATCATAAGTTTTACTGGAGTATCTGCAAGTATAACATCATCCCTGCCCTCAATAACTAAATCTTTTTTTAGTTTAGAACTTAAGCTATAGGTTAACTCATCCATCTCGACCTCTAAAACTTCTTCAACTATATCATTCTCAAAGCCTGCTTCTTTCTGGGTAAATCTAATCGTGTAAGGGTTCATCTTATCAACAATCGTTTCAAGTCCTCTAGAGTAGTCATTAATCATCATAGAGTTTATCATTCTCTGCTTTACATTCACATAGTCCTTTGCAAACTTATAGAAGCTTACGTACTCTCTAAATGGGTTGTTTGGAATACCATACACCTGGTGATACATTTGACTGTACGACTCAGGTGTTGGTGTTCCTGACATCAGAATTACTTTACTCTTGTTCTTTTTTATTAGTGCCTTGACATCCTTAGCACGTTTGTTAGGCTTAGGTATAGCACCTAAACTATGAGCCTCGTCAATAACAACTATGTCCCACTTAATATTTTGTGGTAGCTTGTGCATGCTCTCGTAGTTTATAGTAAACAATATAAAAGATGCAGGACACATAAGGTCATAATCACCTACAATAGATGATATAGCTTTCTTTTTAGTAAGAAACAATACGTGTTCCACACCCATCTCTTCGGCAATACCTAAACTTGTTAAAGTCTTTCCAGTTCGGACTTCCATTGCAAGATATAAGAATCCATTGTCTTTTAGAATCTCAGTTCCTTGACTGATAATATTCTTTTGATAGTCTCTAAATTCAATCATTTAATTTAATTTTTAAAACACCAACATTAAAACGTTGGTCAACAGTCGATAAATTGCATTAAAACGCATTTTATCTTAGTGTTATATGCCATTTATCTCAGATTGGCAATACCATTCTCCGTTTACAAAGTATGCCCATTGGTCTAAGTCCCATTCTATTTTTGTTACCTCACCAATAAAACTATCGTCACCAGAAATAACTCTAACCATTCTTTTTTCAGAAGTGTTAAAACGGCATATAACACCACCTATATGTAATGCCTTGTCCGTGTTTTCTAAGTTCTGTTCTTTACTCATAATTTTGTATTTATTTAATTAGTGTAGTAATTTCTTCAATATCGGCACTACACATAGCCAAATACGTTATGGTGCAATTAAAATTTCAAGCACCTTATTTAACTTCCCTACACTTTCAGCATAGAATCTAATATTGTCTTCTTGCTTTAACTCTTTAGCCACATTATACAAACCAGTATAAATACCTA